CCTGCCTCTCTCTCCGTGACAGAGTCGAGCGTAGTCCAAGACAGTCCGTTTAAGACCCGACCTAATCCGAGTCAATGACAACTAAACCCAAAACAAAAAAGAAGCTTGTGGGGAATTTGAAACCAAGGCTTCATTCGCCATTTCTCAAGGGAGAAACGCGAGGAAATGAGATTGCAGAACTAGCTGAGAAGATTGGTCAGCCTTTGTTAGCGTGGCAAAAGTTGATCTTGGATGATATGTGTCGCGTTGATAAAGATGGGATGTTTGTTCGTAAGTCCAACCTTCTCCTGATAGCCCGCCAATCAGGAAAGAGCCATCTTGCACGAATGCGCTGTTTAGCAGGCCTGTTTTGTTTCGGTGAAAAGGACATCTTGATTATGTCCTCTAATAGATCAATGGCAATGAAGTCCTTTAACATTATGGCTGACATCATTGAGCGGAATGACTTCTTGAGAATGCAGCTTAAAGATGGAGACATTAAGAAGGGCATTAGACGAACTAATGGCGATGAGAAAATCATTCTTGCTTCTGGAGCACAGTTAGAAGTACGCGCTGCAACTAGCGATGGTGCGCGAGGCATGTCGTGTGACTATTTATGGATTGATGAGCTCCGTGAGGTATCAGAAGCCGCAATGGACGCTGCTAAAAGCGTAACCTTAGCCAGGGTAAATTCCCAGCGGCTATTTACTAGCAATGCTGGCGATGCCTTCTCAAAAGTGCTCAACGATTTACACGAATCTTGCAAGCATTACCCGCCTAAGTCTTTAGGTTATTACGAATACTCAGCTCCTGACTTCTGTGACATCTGGGATCGTAAAGCTTGGGCAATGGCTAATCCTTCGCTTGGGTATTTAATTACAGAAGAGGCTATCGAGGAAACGATTGCAACATCCACTCAGGACGCTGCAAGAACCGAGACCCTTTGTCAATGGATAACTAGTCTGAGCTGCCCCTTCAGTACTGAGGTTTTAGAAAACAGCTCAGATAGCACTCTTGAGATGTCTGTGGGGGCATATACAGTATTTGGCTTTGATGTAAGTCCGAGCAGAAAAAATGGGTCGCTTGTTGCTGGCCAATTGCTTGCCGATGGACGAATTGGCATCGGCATCCTTGAAACCTTTAGCTCTAACATAGCAATCGATGAATTAAAGATGGCGGCAGCTATAAAAGGCTGGTGTGATTTGTACAGACCTCGAATAGTCTGCTTTGATCGTTACGCGACTCAAACTATCGCTGACAGGCTTGCTCAAAGTGGTGTTGTTGTGGAAGATGTTTCAGGGCAGCAATTCTACAAAGCCTGTGGAGACCTCTTGGAAGGTATGACTAATCTCCGAGTCGTTCATAATGGCCAGAAAGATTTGATTGAACAATTTACAAACACAGCTGCAAAAACCAACGATTCCTCTTGGAGATTGATTAGGCGCAAATCGGCAGGAGATATTTCAGCCCCAATTGGATTGGCAATGGTGGTAAGCAAGTTAATGCTCCCAACACCTAAACCTCAGATTGTGGTTTAGACAGTTCGTGGCGTGTTGTCTAATTACTTGACAAATGCTACACTTTATGACTATGGGTATATTTACGCGAGCAGTACCAAAGGAATCTAAGCCGACTGTCGTAGCGCAATATGCCCCTCAAAATCTTGGCGATCCATACATGTTCTCTGGCTTTGCCAACATTGATCGTAACATGGCACTTGGTATCCCAAGCCTTGTTCGCGCTAGAAATCTTATTTGCAACACAGTAGCTTCTATGCCTTTAGAGTTGTATCGCAAATCAACTGGAGAAGAATTAGGCAAGCCAGTTTGGATGGATCAACCTTGTTTTAATCAACCGCGTTCGGTTACTATTTCATACACATGCGAATCATTGCTATTTTATGGGGTAAGTTACTGGTTAATAAAATCTCGCTACCAGGAAGATGGCAGACCTGCCTCATTTGAATGGTTGCCTAACTATCGTGTAACTCCAAAATACTCTCCAGATGCTTTAACTGTTGAATCTTATTATGTAGATCGTAAAGAAGTTTCTAATGAAGATATGGTTACATTCCAAGCATTAAGCGATGGAATCTTAACTACTGGTGGTCAAGTATTAAGAGCAGCTTTAGATTTAGAAACTGCCAGCGCAATAGCCGCCGCAACCCCTATGCCTTCTGGATATATTTCCAATTCGGGAGCTGACCTAGATCCTAAAGAAGTTCAAGGATTATTAGCAGCTTGGAAAACGGCTAGAGCCAATCGAGCAACTGCTTATTTGACTTCTACTCTTAGTTACAACGCTACATCGTTTTCTCCTAAAGACATGATGTATAACGAAGCAAAACAAGACTATGCAACACAAATTGCACGTCTTTGCAATGTCGATGCATTTTATTTATCTGCTGACGCAAACAATTCAATGACCTACAGTAATTTGTTAGATTCTAGAAAACAATTTGTCTCGCTAACTTTGCAACCTTTCATCTGTGCGATAGAAGATCGTTTATCAATGAATGACATAACTGCAAATGGTAATGAAGTTCGCTTTGATTTAGACGCATCATTCTTGCGTGCTAATCCAATGGATGAATTACTTGTAATTGAAAAGTTACTAGCTCTAGGACTTATTACTGTAGAGCAAGCGATGGAAATGACAGACCTAACACCTAATGGAAGCGAAGGCATGAGCTAATGGAAAACATCCTCACATTCTCAGCGGATTTAACTGCTGATACTGCTAAGAGAATTATCTCTGGCAAAATTGTGCCAATGGGAACGGGCGAAGTCGGCTCAACCTCAGCAGGCGCAGTTGTATTTGAAAAGGGAAGCATCCAACTTCCAGAAGATCCAAAGAGTATTAAATTGCTTAACCAGCACAACACTAAAGAGCCTTTAGGTAAGGCACAATTCTTTAACGATGTAGAAGGCGAAGGTATTTATGCCAGCTTTAAAATTAGTGCATCGACACGCGGTAACGATGCACTAATTACGGCATCTGAGGGACTGACTTCAGGTCTGTCAGTTGGTGTCGAAGTTCTAAAGTCAAGTCGTAAGAGTGGGGTTATGCATGTAACTGCTGCCCGTCTTATGGAAGTAAGTTTAGTAACGGAGCCAGCATTTAAGTCTGCTCAAGTTACTGATATTGCCGCTTCTGAGGAAGAAATTCCAGAAGCAGTAGTCGAAGAAACCCAACCAACAGAAAGCGAGACAGCTGTGGAGAATACTCCAGAGACAGTTGCAGCACCAGTAGAGGCAGCAGCGGTTGAAGCTGCTCGACCAACTGTGACTGTGACAAATGTGCGCGAGCGCATTGCACCAATTACTTCAGGTCAATACTTGGAGCACACAATCAAGGCAGCAACAGGTTCAGAAGAATCACTACGCATTGTTCGCGCAGCTGACGATTCAACAACTACAAACACAGGTTTAACTTTGCCTTTGCACATGAACGAATTTATTACTAATCAAGTTACATCACGAGCTGCAATCGAAGCAGGTTCTCGTGGAGCACTTCCTGCTTCAGGACTTAGCTTTACAATTCCTCGTGTAACTGGCAATGGTTCAGTTGCAGATGTAAATGAAGGTGCTGCTGTTACATCAGTCGGGATGACTTCTGACTATCTTACAGTGGATATTAACAAGTTCGCAGGCCGCCAATTTGTGAGCTGGGAGCTCCTTGACAGATCAGCTCCTTTGTTCTATGACGAAATGATTCGTAATCTTTCAAATGCATACGCTAACGCAACAGATGCAGCAGTAATTGCAGCACTTCTTGCAGGTGGTACAGTAGGAACAGCAGTTGTAACAGCTGATAAAGCTGGATACCAATCATTTGTATCAACAGAAACTGCTGCTGCATACAAGGGTACTGGTCAGTTTGCTCGCAACATGATTGCATCAACAGACACATGGGCAGCGCTCATGGGATTTGCTGATTCAACAGGTCGTGCTCTTTACACAGCTGCTCAGCCAGCAAATGCTTCAGGCGCAGTAACTCCTACAGCTTTAACTGGCTCAATTCTTGGATTGAATTTATTTGTTGATCCAAATATCGGAGTATCTGGTCTAATCGATAACTCTTCATACATTGTCTCACCAGAGTCATACACAACTTACGAATCACCTACAACTCGCTTGCAGGTTCAAGTTCTAGGTTCAGGACAAGTTGAAATTGCTGTCTATGGTTATCTTGCAATTGCAATTAAGAATCCACTTGCAATTCGTAAATTTAATCTCTAAAAAATAGTAACACTCTAAGTCGCTCTGGGGATCAGTAGCCCTCTGATCCCCAGAGTCTTAAGAAAGGAATGGGAATGGCACTAACTACAATTGCTGAATTACGCTCCACACTTGGAGTTGGCACTTTGTACAGTGACGCGACCCTTCAATCCGTATGCGATGCATCAGATGCAGTTCTTATTCCAATGCTCTGGACTCCCAACCAATACTCAATTGCACATAGCAATGTACCTGACATCGGTACTCTTTATTTCAATGTACCTGTTACAGAAATTTTTTATGTTGGGCAGTCTGTAACTATTACCAATTCTGGCACAAAATATAATGGCACAAAGACCATTACAGCAGTCGGTGAATACTCAATTAGCATGGCTACTACTCACACGACTACTGTGCAGTATCACCCAATTGAACCTTATGGCACTGTTGCACCACAAAATTACACAGATTGGACTTTAGATGAGGCTGTACAAAACGCTGCACTAATGATCAGCGTAGAAATCTGGCAAGCTAGAACCGCTACCCTTTCAGGTTCTAATCTTGTTGATTTCCAGCCCTCGCCTTATCGGATGAGTGCGCAACTCCTCGCTAAGGTCAGAGGTTTAATTAGTCATGCACTTGATCCTAGAAGTCTTATAGGGTAGGCCATGCCAGCACCAGCGATAACCACTCTTAGAACTACTTTAGCAACTGCCTTAGTTGATAACACTAGATGGCAGACTTTTGCGTTTCCGCCATCCACAGTTCTCGCAAACAGCGTAATTGTTAGTCCAGATAACCCTTATCTGACTCCTAATAACAACTCACAGATTTCAATAAGCCCTTTTGCTAACTTCAAGCTCATCATAACAACCGCCTTATTCGATAACGAAGGTAATTTGAATGGCATAGAAGATTTTGTGGTTCGAGTGTTTAACCTTCTCGCTGCATCTTCTTTGACCTATAATGTAAGTGCAATTAGCGCACCTAGTGTTCTCAATGCTGCATCGGGAGACCTTCTCAGCTGCGAGATGTCCGTATCAATCCTAACAAGTTGGAGTTAATCATGTCCGATAACGACAAAGCAAACGCAGAATGGCTCGTGCGAATCGGTCAAACTGCAACAGCACCAAAACCAGTCACTAAGAAAGATGAGGAATAATCATGGCACAGGGAATAGTAAATAAGGTTGGATTTAAGGTTGGCACAACAGACCCTGCCTCAATCGATCTTAGCGCGTATGTAACAAGTTTCACATTGACTCGTTCTGTAGACCAGATTGAGACCACAGCAATGGGCGATACTGGCCATCGTTATGTGGCTGGGCTAGAAAATAATCAGCTAGTTGTAGAGCTAATCAATGATGATGCAGCAACTGCTGTACTACAGACAATGAACACACTATTTAAGTCAAATGCATACTTTAAGTGCGCACTAGACAAATCAGCATCGGGAGCAGCAGCGAATCCATTTTACAGTGGGCTAATCTTGGTAGACTCAATTACTCCTATTGCGGGAGATGTCGCAAGCTTAGGAATGCAGTCTTTGACTTTTCAGGTCTCAGGTGCAATTACAGTGGCAACTACAGGCACATTCTAATCAACTAAACAAAGGGGCAAATCATGGCACAGTTAAAAATCACATTTGTAGATGGAAAAGTAGTGCAAGGGGAAATCACACCTCTCATCGAATACATATTCGAGCAGCATTACAAGATGGGGTTTCACAAGGCCTTCCGTGAGGAAGAACTTCAGACCCAAGTGTATTTTTTGTCTCATGAAGTTTGTAAGCGGCTAGGTGAGCCAGTTGATGCAAGGTTAGAGACTTTTATCGGCACTCTAAAAAGTGTTGAGGTATTGGACTCAGACCCTTTAGCTTAAAGCGAGATTTGCCTTTCACCTACCTAATTGCTCGCTTGAGCATAAGGTTGCAAATCCCGCCACAACAGTTGTTAGAGTTAGACCCAATAATGCTCCAAGCCTTGTTGCAGGGTCTTAAAGATGAAGCGAAGGAGATAAGCGATGGCAGTAGAGGTAAAGGGCGTAATCGCACTTCGCAAGGCTCTTAATGCTTATGCTCCAGACTTGGCTAAAGAACTCACAGCTGAGATTACAAAGTCTTTGAAAGTTATTCAAAAGGATGCTAGAGGGTTTGTACCCAATAGAGCTCCAGGTGGTTTGTACAATTGGGATGATAATGCTTCTAACAAAACCATTACTGCTAAGACTTCTATGTTTAGAACTTTCAATGTAGAAGGTCGCTTACGCCCATTTCCGCTATACAACGCAACTGAAATTAAGCGCGGTATTGTGTATCGCACAGGTTATGGCAAGCCTAACTCTAAGGGCTTTCGCTCTCTCTTTCGCGTAAGAAATGTTACTGGAGCAGGCGCAATATATGAGACTGCTGGTCGCACTCACCCTAATGGAGACCCAAGAAGCAAATCTAATAATCCTAGAGCTGGTGCTAGATTCGTGCAGCAAGGGGCTATTTATGGTCGCAAGTCTAGTTCTGGAGATATGCGTGGTCGTGTAATATTTCGCGCTTGGGAACAAGATCAAGGAAAACAATTGGTTAATATTATGCAAGCCATTGAAAACGCTAGAGTCAATCTCAACAAGCGAGCAACTGTAAGTAACACAAAGGCATCAGCATGAGTAACATTCTTATTGAGATTCTTGCCGAATTTACAGGCAAGAAAGCATTTAAGCAGGCAGATACAGCGGCAGCCACACTAGCTAAATCAGCTAAAAAACTAGGGGCAACGCTAGGTATTGCCTTTAGTGCTAAAGCAGTTATTCAATATACAAAAGCAGCCTCTATCGCGGCTGCTCAAGATCAGAAGGCTCAGCGACTCTTAGCAATCAATTTACAAAATCTTGGCCTTGCTTACGCTAATTTAGATTCTGAAAAATTTATTGAAAACCTAGAAAGTCAATCAGCAATTTTAAAGGATGAGTTAAGACCAGCATACGCTCAATTGGCTCGCGTTACAGGCTCAATTGTTACTACTCAAAAACTAATGACAGTTGCATTTGATGCATCCAGCGGTTCTGGTTTATCTTACGCATCAACTATAGATATTCTTTCACAGGCTTTTATGGGCAATCAAAAAGGATTAAAACAATTAAATTTAGGCTATACCGCTGCTGAATTAAAAGCTAAATCTTTCGATGAACTTATTGAAATTATTACAGACAGATTTGCGGGAGCAGGCAAAACAGCACTTTCGGGCTATGCAGGTCAAATGGATAAGTTAAATCTTGCTACATCTAGGGCAGCAGACACTCTAGGTCTAGCATTTTTAGATAGCTTCAAAAGCATTGCTGGTAACGGCGATATAGATCGTGCGACTAGCAAGATAGATAAATTTTCAAAAGGACTAGCTGGAGTAATCAGAGTTCTGACAGGTGTTAATAGTCTAGAGGCTATGCTTAAAGATGTTGAATGGACTGGCTTTCTAGGTTTAGTTCCTGTTGCGCCTAAACTTCAATCTGCACAATCTCCAGGAGAGCGTAAAGCAATCGATGCGGCTGCAAAAAAAGCCGAAGAACAACGATTAAAAATTATGAGAGAGCAAGCAAAGCTCTCAGCTAAAATCCTTGCTGATAAAAGACTTTCTGCGGCTATTGATAAAGCCAACTTAGCACTTAATAAAGGCACTGATATATTTGATATGGATAAAATCCAACTCAATGCCGCCATGATTAACCAAGCTGACCAGTTAGGTAAGGTTACTTCTCAATCGCAGCTTCTAATGATTGCTAATGATGTTGCCCGCTTAAAGATTAAGCAGGACATCCTTGCCCTAGAAGATGCTATTGCCTCCAAGGATGCAGGTCGTATAGAAGCTGCAACTAAACAACTTAATGAAGATCTTAAAATCTTAGGAACTCTACAAAATCAAAACATTAAATTGGCTGACATTAAGTCAATCCTAGATTCTATTATCCCTAAAGACTTAATCGACCAAGCCAATCTAGATGAAGCCTTGCGCAAGATTAGAGAGATGATGCTACTTCTTGCTAATATGAATAAAGGCACAACTGGTGGGGGTAGCAATTTTGGCAATGGCAGCGACTACAAAAATAAGGGAACTACTAAACTAATCCCTGGAGTGACTTTCAACCCAAATCAAAACAAAGATCGCAATTATGACTTATTCACTGCAATGGCCGAATCTTCTGCCTCAAGCAATGTTGCTGGTATTAACTACAATCCAAGCCAAAATCGAGATCGCAACTACGATATGAATGTAATCATCAATACAGGTGTGGGAGACCCTAACGCCATTGCAGAAGCTCTTGACCAGTATTTACAAGGTGCAGTTGATCGTGGCACTCTAAGGGTTCGCTAATGACATGGCTACCAGAATGGCGAGTAACAGTAGGCGATGATGTTTATACAACTGTTACTTCTATTTCTTTTGCCTCTGGTCGATTAGACATTGATAGACAAGCAACAGCAGGTTATTGCCAAGTAGATATTATCAACACCACTGGGGCAGAGTTCACAATCAATGTA